GGTAAAGATCAAGAAATACAAACGAATGAAGCAAACAACTTCTGAGACATTCAGAACTACAGTTGTAGTGTTGTTGAGCAGTCAGTGCGACATAGATAAGATGTTTTCAGACATAGCCGTTAATGAGCATGAACCATCTGAAAAGTGATTGTTGTTCTAATTTGTGGGAAATGTTATTTGCATAACCACCCATGTACCATGGAACTAGCAAGTGATCAAGATGCTGTAAGCTCTGGTGTTATGGAAGAGCGAATCCGCCTAGTGAATATTTTGTTTTCCTGAGTAATTCAGGGTCTTCCAAGTTAAGAGTAACTTCAAACTTGTTGTATGCTTTTTGCATAAAATCAAAGAATCTACAAAATTCAGAGTCGTTGCAACCTCCTTAGTAATAAGCAGCTAGTAGCCGCGAAAAGCATTAGCTTAAATCCTATACTTATCGCTCAGTATAGAGAATAGATTTGAAGATATCCTGCGTTTCTTTTACGAAGTAACAATCCTAATCGAGAACATAGCCTAAGAATTTTATCTCCCCATTTTTCTTCGTTCGCTTAACTTTCTTTTCGTTAAGTGTAAAGTTGAAGTAATATTTTGCTTACTCTTAGATTTAGAACATATCTAGTTTGTCATAATGCGCTGATTTGAGATGGATTAATGAATCGTCTCCAAGGACTCTTATTTGCACGGGATCGATGTCTTGCAAATGGTAGAGAGTTAGCGTAACCACAATGTTCACCATTGAACCTATTAGCTAAGTAAAGTATGAGCCTGAAGGTATGCAGCCGTCTAATCGGTAAGTTTCACCATTAGGTAGCATTACTTTTGATTAAGTAAATTGTTTTCTAATCCATTGAAATGCTCGCTTATATCGTATTGTCTCCTCTTTGTCGTATTCAATTGGTTTTTCGTCGCGTACCGTCATTACGGAGAATTCCAATCTTGATTCAAATATATCAAAGATGTCATCAAGTAGCCATCTTGGGCAATTCGTGTCGAATGCACTCCAGTCGAGCGTGACTGTTCC